AGATCAGTCGCCGTACCAGTATTGGCTATTCGACATTGCGCTCAATTGTTAAGAATGAGGATGCCGATCCAAGCATCTCAACGGTCAAGAGGTTGATGGAGTATTTCTCGGCTACTTGTCCAAGTGGCTAGTTTTGGGGATATCTGGGAGGATCAGAATAAGCGTTTAGTTGATCCACCTGAAGTCCAACTCAAGAACGCAATCATTGATGCTGGCCTCGAGCCGCCAACGGAGATAATACTGGATGGCAAGATACACCGATTCAAATCAGGATCCAAAGGCCGAGGCGGTTACGGCGATAAGAGTGGCTGGTATATTGGTTTTGGTGATGGTGTATGCGCTGGTAAGTTTGGGGACTGGCGATTCGGCGTTGAACACAAATGGATCGCCGACATTGGGCGCGACCTCTCGCCGCATGAAAAGATTACCTTTACGAGACGCATGGAGGAGGCGCGTCAGGCACGGGAGACGGCAGAGAAACTGATGCGCGATAACGTCTCTGACGTTGTCAATAAGATCTGGGCTGAGGCCGCCGAGGCGACTGAGGATCATCCTTACTTAATTAAGAAAAAGATTCAGCCTAACGGCGCTCGAGTGACTGGCGATGGTCGATTGATCGTGCCACTGTTTAACAGTGACGGCGAGATGACTACCGTGCAATACATCGACTCTGATGGTGGCAAGCTCTATCATCCCGGCGGCAAGACCGGCGGATCATTCTGGCGCATCGGATCGAATCAGGATGCGCACCTTTATGTGGCCGAGGGCTACGCAACTGCCGCTACAATCGCTGAGACGAGCGGTGTGGCGTGTTACGTTGCATACTCGGCGAGTAACATCCCTAATGTTGTTGGACAGCTTAGAGAGCGTTTTGGAGCCTCTCAGCGCATCATCATTGTGGCAGATCATGATTCCAGTGGGGTTGGTAAGTCATACGCAGACCAAGCCAGCGCGAAGTACGGGGCGACCGTCATTATTCCCCCAGATGAAGGCGACGCCAACGACTATTTGCTGGCTGGCAATGACTTATCGGCCCTGCTGGAGCCACCTGAGATCAAGCTCGACTGGCTGGTCGATGGCAATGAGTTCACGACAAAGCCGGCGCCGATCAGCTGGTACATCAAGAACTGGCTCCAGAATAAGTCACTTATGATGGTGCATGGGCCTAGCGGCTCAGGTAAAACGTTTCTAGTGCTTGACTGGTGCCTTAGGATGGCTGCTGTTGAGATGGAGGGCAGAGACTGGTGCGGCAACAGGGCAAAAGACTTGCCGATCGTTTACTTGGCTGGTGAGGGCCATTACGGCTTACGCGCTCGAGTCGCCGCATGGATGCAAAACTTTGGCGTTGATAAGATTAAATTCTGGATGAGTAAGACCGGCACTGATCTCAACTCGAGCGAGGGCTTGGTTAAGGTCATCGATAACGTCCGGGCGCTGCCTGAGACGCCAAAGGTTATCGTTGTAGACACATTGCACCGCTTTTTAAGGGGTTCAGAAAACGATTCTCAAGATGCTAAAACGATGCTAGATGCCTGCGCCTTAATAATGGAAGAGTTTGACTGTACAGTCGTCCTAGTTCATCACACTGGCGTTTCTGAGGACGCGCAGCATCGTGCCAGAGGATCTAGCGCATGGCGAGGCGCACTGGACATAGAGGTCAGCGTTAAGCCATCTAAGAACGGAGGCCCGATTGAGGTTATCCAGAGAAAGATGAAGGATTCCGAGATGCAGGACAGTCTGTTCTTTGATCTTAAGAAGGTTGATATTAGAGGATGGCGAGACGAGGACGGCGATCAGGTATCGAGCGTTGTCTTGGAATCAGTGAGTCAGCCGCAGGCCAAGACAAAGGTTGTCTCAAAGGTTGAAGAGCATCGAAAACGTTTTGAGAGAGCTTGGCATTTTGCTGGTAGAGTTAACGATCCACAGGGGCGACCTCATGTGACTAGATCTGGTATGCTCGACTTTTTAACCGGCCCGGCGATGATGATGAAAGAATCTTCCGCCAAAAAAGCAATGCAAAATGATCCATCAAGGATGGTTGGAGTGCTGATCGATGCAGAATATATCGTGCCTTTTGGGCAAGGATGGTCGGCAACCGATAGCGCTTTTATTGCAGTTTTGAACACACAAGTGAACACTTGACGACAAATGAATATAATCAATGACTTACATCAATTAAAAGACAAAAGACATTTGAAGACATTTTGCAATGTCCTGGAGTGTCTTCGTTATAAACATAATAAAATCAACAACTTACAGTTTTTAAAGACAAAGTTGAAGACATTTCTGGGGACAAAGAAACTAGAGGACAAGACAAGACATAACTCTTTAGAGTTATGTCTTTTGTCCTTTTTGTCCTGTCCTGATTGTCGTGTCTGAATTAGAATCAGGTTTAGGTAATTATTTGATGGAGTTTTAGATGACTGAAGAAGTAAAAATTGGAAGGCCAACTGATTACACTGATGAGTTGGTGGATCGAATTTGCGAGGAAATCGCCTCTGGTCGATCATTGAATCGCATCTGTAAGACCGAGAGCTGGGCTCCAGATAAGTCCACATTCTATCGGTGGATGTATAAACACGAATCGATACGCGACAAATACGCGCGAGCGAAGAATGCGTGTCAAGAGTTTGCCGCAGAGGATATCCTCGAGATAGCCTATGATGCGACTCCCGAGACATACAATGTGGCGCGGCTTAAGGTTGACGCGCACAAATGGGTGGCGAGTAAGCTGTTGCCCAAACGTTATGGCGAGAAACAGCAGCTCGAGCACACTGGCGAGTCCGGTGGGCCTCTGGTCATCAAATGGAAGGGCAAGGATGAGTAACTGGGATAAGTTTTTATTTTTGATGGTGGCTGGCTGCATCCTCTCGACATTTGCAATGATGGCGGATTTCTTAGGATGGTATGCCTGAGATAACCATTCCGTACACGCCCCGGGACGTAATGCTCCCGTTTCACAATAGAACGAGTAGATTTGCCTGTTTAGTAGCGCATCGGCGTTGCGGCAAGACTGTCGCCGCGATCAATGACTTGATCCGCGACGCGCTCACGATTGACCGGCCCAACGTCCGAGTGGCGTACATTGCGCCGACCTATCGGCAGTCCAAGGCCGTGGCGTGGGATTACTGTAAGGAATTTACGCGCTCGATTCCCGGCATTAAGATCAACGAGTCCGAGCTGCGCATTGATTTTCCTAATGGCGCTCGCATACGATTGTTTGGCGCCGAGACAGCGGATTCGATGCGAGGGCTATATTTTGATGCGGTGGTAATGGACGAGCCAGCCGATTTCCCTGCCAATGCATGGTCAACAGTCATTCGCCCGGCAATCGCAGATCGTCAAGGCAAGGCGACCATGATAGGCACTCCCAAAGGGAAGAATGAATTTTGGCAGATATTTGACGCATCGCGCAATGACCCGACGTGGTATTCGGCGGTGCATAAGGCTAGTGACACTGGCATATTGCCGGCTGAGGAATTAGACGCAGCGCTTAAGACAATGGGCGAGGATCGGTACGAGCAGGAGTTTGAGTGTAGCTTCGAGGCAGCAATCGCTGGCGCTTATTATGGCACCGAGATGAAGGAGGCAACAAATACTGGACGGATCGCCGCAGTTCCATATGATAGAGCCGTTGGAGTCGTCACGGCGTGGGACTTAGGCATCGGGGATTCGACCTCGATCTGGTTCGCACAACACGTTGGAGCCGAGGTTAGGCTGATCGACTACTACGAAAGCTCTGGCGTCGGTCTTGATCATTACGCCAAAGTGTTGCAGGAAAAGGATTATGTTTACGAGTCGCACGTCTTACCGCATGACGTGCAGGTCAAAGAGCTGGGAACTGGCAAGTCTCGGCTCGAAACGTTGGATTCGCTAGGGATAAGGCCAGTGACAATAGCACCAAAGCTAGGCGTCGATGATGGAATACAGGCAGTTCGATCCATGCTCGGGCGATGCTGGTTCGACGAGGCTAAGTGCAATCGAGGCGTCGAGGCATTGCGGCAATACCAACGAGACTTTGACGAGAAGGGCAGAACGTGGCGAGGCAGGCCTCGGCATGACTGGACATCACATGGCGCAGATGCAATGCGCTACTTGGCAGTTGGATACCAGAATCAGGCATCGAGCTGGGGCGATCCAATCAGGCGTAATTTGCGAGGGATAGCGTAGTGGGGGCTATAGGTTTACTTAAATATATGAGTAAGGGGCAAGATGTCGTCGAGGCATTAATTAAAAAATATAATGTCCCCAAAGAAGTTGCAGAGGATGCAGTCCTTAACAATAAATGGATGAACCTAGAAGGCGCGTTGATTGATGAGCCGCAAAATACTAGAAAAGTGTACAAGCTACTTGATCAACAACGTGATAACGAGTTTTATCCATTGTTTGTTGGCGCAGATAAGGCATTTGTTAAAGATGATTGGTCGTATGCTCAATATATGAGTCCAAACGAAGCAGGAAGAGTTGATGCTAAATTGAGCGGAGGAAAAGGGAAACCGGGTCTTGCTTTCCGTCCGGGCATTCATTCTGGAGCAAATCCATTTGCTTTGCACATTGGTAAAAAATTAATGAATCCGCCACGAGGTAAGCCGGATTTTCGTCCAAATAATCAAGTCTGGGGAGAGGTATTAGTACCAGATGATTACGATTGGTATAACGAAGCTATGATGAGGGCTAAGTTAACTAAAAAAGGAAACATAGATTTAAAAACGGCAGAAATTAAAGATCAAATTCCATTTGGCGGAACGTACAATTACAATACAAATGCCAATGTTGCTGGAGACTGGACGATATCTGACAGGATGAAAATTAATAGAATCCTCGATCCGGACGAAGTAGCATGGATGAATCGGCAAAATAAAGTTTCTGATTTGCCATATGTTCAAGACTTAATTAAAGCTACTATCGATAAGGGGCAAGGAAAGTTATCTCAAAAAGATATTACTAAAAGTGGTTTTAACTATTTAAAAAGTCGAGGCCTACTCGACTTAATTAAATACAAATAAGGGATAGCGTAATGGCTGCAAATATAATTAAAAGGTTGTCTCAGCTTGGAATATTAAGCCTTGAAAACATGAACAATCCCAGCAAGATAAAAAGTGCAACGAATCAATATGAAACAATTAAAAAAGAAAACAATGTTTTTGCTAAAAGAGAAAGGTTAGCGGCAAAAAACAATTTTGATACTGTAATGGATGCAGAGGAATTTCCAAAAAATATTACTACGCCAGAGAATTTACAAGGCGAAATATTAATTCCTTTGCCGGGAGATCCAAGCAATATTGGTTTACTTTCTCAAGTAGGAGGCATACCTGTTAAGTCTAATGTGCAGGGCGGAGGAAAGTTTGCTTCCAAATGGATGGACAAGGATCTTGCTTGGGGATCTCAATATAAAGCGGCTGAAGCTCATTTAAACAAAGTAAGATACATTGAAGATACATACGGACAATCGCCACTATCAACTAATACGTTGATGACCAATTCGTCGATGCGTTCTCCAGAGTTCATACGAACTCCAATTTTCCAACAACTCGAAAACTCACCAAAATTACTTAAAAAAGACGTATTAGAATTTGATGAGAGAGTTAGAAGCGATAAGCAATTTGATTTCTCAGACTGGCCGGGCCTTTTTAACGGCGGCGAAGAATATCTTGCAAATTCATCCATGAGGAAGCGAGGTAAAGTTTTAGAGTTAATGGATCAAAAGAAATTTAGAAATAAAGGCTTCCCAACAGTGCAAGAAACAATTGAAGGTGCAAGAGATCCGCGTTTTGCTGGATCTGTTCTTGGAGATAGTGGAGCCGTAATTGTAAGAGTGGATCCAAGACAAGATTTAATGTTAAATTTGCCTGACAGTATTCATAAAAATTATGATACTGGAATTATGCGAGTTCCCGACTCGCCCGTTCAGCAGCTTGAAAGACTGGTTCCTTATCGAACAGCGTTTAAAGATTTGTATGCGGAAAAAATTGCTAACCTAGATAAATATGGCAGACCTTTGACTGTGCCTAATGCTATTGGAGCTGGAAATTTGGCAAAAGACGGATTCCAAAGAGCAGATCAGGAATGGGTCGATGCAAATATGGCATTCATGGAGCAAATGAAAGGTAATCCAAAGGGAATGCTGGCCGGAGGTGGAGCTAGTGCAGGATTACTATCTGGCGGCAATGATCAGCCAGCGTTCATGGATAGAGTGAATAATCCAGATAGGTATCCAGTAATCAATAACGAAGATGGCTCAATATCTACGCACATGATGGCTAATGACAATGTTAATGGCAAGGCAGTGGCTTATCCAACAATCCAGATGATGCCTGATGGGACATTAAAACAATTCCAACCTAGAGAAGCGCTTGAGAGAGCGCTTGAAAACAAAAACGTAAAATGGTTTGATTCTGATGATGAGGCGCTAAACTGGGCATCTGGAGGATATAAAGTAGGAACTCCACTTGACCCAAACCGTGCGCCAGCTCAAGATTACGAAGGTGATCTGATGGGCGGAATGGATTTTTCAAAAGTTAACAGCGAGCAAAGGCCATTCTTTCCGACTATCGCCGAGTATGGTAAGTCTATGCTTAGGGGCGCCGCAACTGGATCTCTTGATACTCTTGATAGCATTCAAGGGCTGGGCGAAAAAATGGGATTCATCCCTGATACCAGTAAATATATGCCAGATGCTGCTAGGGAACAAGCAAAGCAAACAATGAGAAATCGCATCCCAGAGCAAACAAGACAATTTACAACTGATAAAGAAGACAGCTTCTTTAAACAAGTAGGCGCGTTTTTTGGATTATAAGGACATACATGCCAGATAAAAAATTAGGATTGTTAGATCAATTTATTCAAGGCGCTAAAGGACTTGGTAGTAAGTTTTTGGATTTTGCCAAGGAACGAGAAGAGGCATCTATTCGTGAGCAACAAAGGAAAGATAATTTTGTTTATGGCGGAGATCCAAATATTAATCCCGGCGTTATGGATCAACATGGATATGGAAATGATCCGTCGATAAGACCTCAAGATGCTTTTACTAGAGAAAATATGTCTCCAGAGATGGTCGACTATTTAACTAATTATTTTGGACAAAACGGACTTGATGATCCCGAGGGATATTTAATGCATGAGTTTAATTATCTAGATCAAGACTTGAGAAAAGATATTTACAATTTGTTTAGAGATAACTACAAGGCGCCACCAGTACCATTATTTGACCGCAAACCGGGAATAGGCCTATGACAATAACAAACTACAGCACACTACAATCGACAGTCGCCGATTACCTTAATCGAAGCGATCTAACGGCAGTCATACCGACGTTTATTCAGTTGGCAGAGTCGCAGATTAATCGAGATATTCGGCACTATGAGATGGAGGCCAGATCAAACGCGCAACAAGACGCTGGTGATGAGTATATGCAGACGCCAGCAAACTGGCTCGAAAACATACGCGCTCACGTTACAGGAGCAGGAACGTCGCCTCTTGATCTAATATCGAGGCAGGCAATGGCAGATAAACGTGCTGGCGCTGAAGATACGACAGGCCGACCGCAGTATTACGCTATGGCGGATGGACAGTTTCAACTGTATCCAACGCCGGATGCTCAATACACAATTGAACTTTTATTCTTTGAAAAGATACCTGCGCTTGCATCTAATACTACAAATTGGCTTGTAGAGGGATATCCAGATATATATTTATATGGATCGTTAATGCATTCTGCCCCATACTTGCAAGAAGATGCACGAATGGCTGTATGGGCGCAAATGTACGCGGCAGCAGTTTTACGATTGAACGAGAGTTCAGATAAAGCCAGATACTCTGGATCTGGATTAACATTAAAAGTGAGAGGACTAGGATGAGTTTTTCAAATTTTTTAGAGACTGAGATACTGGATCATGTCTTTGCAAACAATGCGTATACGTCGCCGACTAACGTTTATGTATCGTTGCACACTGCTAATCCAGACGAAGATGCATCTGGAGCTGAAGTTTCAGGCGGTGGATATGTTAGAAAAGTTGCATCATTTGCTGTTTCTGGCAATACGGCAACAACTGATGCGGCAGTAGAATATCCAACTGCAACTGCTGGATACGGAACGGTTACTCATGTCGGCGTATGGGACGCAGCAAGCTCTGGGAATATGCTTGCATATGCGGCGCTAACTGCATCTAAAACAATATCAACTGGCGATGTTTTCCGCATCCCAACTGGCGACTTGGATATTACGCTAGACTAATATGACGTATAGAACTGGATTTGGCACTGGTAATTATGGCGTCCGGGCTTTTGGCTTAGACGGCGAAATTACTGATGCCATAGGTTCGACAACGACAGCGGCAACTACAGTATCAAGTGCTGAAATTGTTAGAGATGCCAGTGCGAGCGCAAATGCTTCATCATCTATTACATCGGTAGGAACGTTTGTAATTGATGCAACTGCATCTGTATCATCGACCGCATCTACAACTTCTGTTGCTGAGAAAATATCTCTTGGATCGGCAACTGTAAGTGCAAGCATTACAAGTGCGACAGCATCATTGCAGTTTTTAACTAATGCTGAGGCACACGTCATTTCAAGTGCGTCAAATACCGCATCGTGTTTACGATTTAGACTTGGGGCTGCAACAGCATCATCTAGCTCAACGGCAACATCTAATAGCCAGCTCGAGGCAAATGCAGTCGCACAGATTAACGCAGTGGCGGTAGTATCGCCAACAATAGTAAGAGTGCGATTTGGTGGGGGCAGCACAGTTCAAAGTGTTTCAACTGTTGCAAGCACTGGTAGAGAGAAATGGGAATTTGAAGTTGTAAATGCAGTTACTTGGAATGAACAATCTAAAAACAATGTCACATGGACTAAACTAGCCGCTTAAAAGGAGTAATAATGGCTGATACTAATACAACGACGTATACGCTGGTAAAACCTGAAGTTGGTGCGTCTGAGGATACTTGGGGAACCAAGATAAACACAAATCTCGATAGCATTGATGATTTACTAGACGGAACGACGCCGGTTACTGGTATCGACATCAACTCGGGAACGATTGATAACACTGTAATTGGCGGCACAACTGCTGTTGCTGGAACGTTTACAACTGCTACGGCAGCAACTGTTAACGCATCGACAACGTTGCAAATTGGTGGCGTTGCAATTACATCAACCGCAGCAGAGATTAATCTTTTAGATGACGTTACTGCTACCACTGCTGAATTAAATTATGTTGACGGCGTAACGTCTGCAATACAGACTCAGCTCAACGCAAAGGCGCCATTGGCAAGCCCGACGTTTACAGGGACGGCTAACGTGCCAACGATTGACTTCGGTGATTGGACAATTACTGAGTCGTCAGGAGTTTTACATTTTGCCGCAAGTGGAACAGTAAAAATGAAGCTAGACGCTAGTGGGAACTTAACAGTAGTCGGCGACGTAACTGCCTTTGGAACAATATAATGGCTTTACAAAGTTCTGGTGCAATTAGCTTAGCTAACATTGCTGGAGAGTTTGGCGGAAGTGCGCCTCACTCATTAAGTGAATATTACAATCAAGGTAATGCTCCTGCGTCTGGAGAGATACAATTAGCAGAAGATTTTTATGGCACCTCAAATAGAGTTGCTGTAAATCTTACAATTGCGTCTAACACTCAAAATTATAACGTCTATACGCAGGCTGCAGCCAATGCGGCTTACGCTGCTGGAACTACAGACGTGACGTTAACCATTAATGCCTCAGTGCTTGTCGGATCTAATTCAACAGGATCTTACGCTTTGACGGTTCCAAGCAATTTTACATCTGGCGACACGGTTTCAATTGTTAATAACGGCGTTGTAATTGGTCGCGGCGGTAATGCTGGTAATGGAGGCAGCGCAGGTAGTGGCGCTGGTGGTAATGGAGGTGCTGGCGGCCCTGCTGTCTTCATTGCTTTTGCAACATCAATTACTAACAACAG